TGGTGATTTCGTAGAGGCTTGGTGTACTTTTAAATTAGTTACAGGTAATTCTTTTGTTTACGCAAAGATGATTGAAGGTGGTAACAATGATGGTAAGCCATACGAGATGTACGTGCTTCCTTCTCAATATATGTACGTGTTAGCGGACATTCAAAACTTCCCTCCAACTATTAGCGGTTACCAATTAAACTATGGTCCACTTTGGAACTTTACTAAGCAAGAAGTATTACAAGATAAATACATAAACTTACAATGGAATACAACTGGGAATCAACTATATGGTCAATCTCCTTTGATGGCTGCTGCGAGAAACTTAACTCGTTCGAACGAAGCCAAGACTGCGGCGGTTGCATCTTTCCAGAATGGTGGTCCAGCTGGAGTTCTTTTTATGAATGATGAACGCTTTGACCCTATTAGTGGAACACAACAAGCACAAGCACTTAAAAAGGCGGTGAGTGAAAAAGGTGGCTCTGCTAACTTTAATTCTATTGCGGTTAGTGGTTATAAAGTAGACTGGAAACAAATCGGATTGAGTCCTGTTGAATTAGATATTATTGAGAGTGAGAAGTGGGATATGAAAGCACTTTGTAACATTTACGGAGTACCTTCTCAATTATTAAATGATGCTGACAACAAGACTTATAACAACCAAAGAGAAGGAGAGAAAGCATTGACAGTTCGTTGTGCAATTCCTTTGTTAGTAGGTATTAGAGATAACTTAAATCGTAAACTACATTCTGATTGGGGTTATCGTGGAACTGATATATACGTTGACTTTGACCCAACTGTTTACGGAGAATTAGAAGCAAACAAATCGGAGCAAGTAGAATGGTTAGATAAAGCGTGGTGGATTGCACCTAAGCAAAAGATGGATATTATGGGATTAGAGATTCCTGATTACGTTGACCAAGCTGAAATGGAGAAACTATATATCCCTTCAAGTTTACAAAGTCCAGATGAGTTTCAACCATTAAATATACCAAATGAATAACGTACAAAAGTTCGTAGAGTTAGCTAATCAGTTAATAAGCGAAATCAAGAAAACAACAGGCATCAATCGTAGTGGTATTACACAAGCAGCTTCATTAATAAGTCAAGGCAAAGTAATTAGTTCAAGAAGTTGGAATCCACCATCTTCAAGTGAGGAGAACGCATACATTGAGGAAAACGGAATGGCTGCTTATGGTAAGTGGTTTTTAGGCATTGATGCAAACGCTGATATGGAAACTAAAGAACATTGGCACTACATTTATACAAGTGATTTTGTAAACGTTGATAGAGCTGGACTTATTGCTATAAGACAAAGAGCTGGTCAACAAGGTCAAACAGATGTATTTAATGCAGCTGGTAAGTTACTTGAAAAATTAGATGCATAATGATTTGGCAAGATTATAGGAAACTATATTTAAACGCAATAAAAACCTATTCGCCAAAGTTCAAGAAAGAACTACAAAGGCAAGTGGATACTTATTGCGATACCCAAGATTTAAATGCTATAAGCGATAAAGGAATAAAAAAGACCATCCAAAACCTTCATATTGCAATGGGGGTTAAGATGGCACAAATTACCGAGAAGAATGTTTCTAAGTCGGTTAAAGGTAATTACGGACCAGAGGAGTTTAAGAATAATAAAACTGATTTGTTTACTTACCTTATGTTAGCTTATTTAGAACAAAAAGGATTAGATAAAGTAGCTAAAGAAATAACTCAAACAACTAAAAATCAGATTCAACAATACTTGATAAAGTCAGTTGAAGAAGGTTTAACAATACCAGAAACAATTAAGCTATTAAGAACGGCTGGTATAACCGATTATAGAGCAGAGATGATAGCAAGAACGGAAACAGGTAAAGCTGCAAATTATGGTTCTATGATTGGTGTAAGTGCAACTGGTCTTGTAACTATGAAAGAGTGGATAGCATCAAGAGATGCAAGAACAAGGAGAGTTCCACCAGATGCGTTTGACCATTTTAATATGGATGGAATAAAAGTAGCATACGATGAAAAATTTAATGTTAAGACTAAGTACGGCGGTTTTGAGCAAATGTTACATCCTTGCGACCCAAGTGGAAGTGCTGGGGATGTTATCAATTGCCGTTGTACGTTAGGTTATGAAGCCGTGAGAGGCGAAGATGGAAAGCCAAAAAGGTTACAAGATAACCCACCAAGAGGTGATATGGGGTTAGTTTGGAATCTAATAAATAACGTGGCTTTGATGCAAATTTCTAATTTAATAAGAGATTTGTTAGCAGATTAAAAAAAATTAATAACTTTGTTATATGAGTAAGATTGAAAACAAAAGCTACAATGATATGATTTTGGATATAGAGCCAGAATCAAGAACAGTAAAAGCGTGTTGGTCAAGAATTGGAAACGTTGATTTAGACAATGATATTATCGTTGCTGAAGCGTTTACCAAGACTATCAAAGAACGTGGACCAAAAGGCAAGAATATGATTTGGTCTTTAGTAGACCATAAAGCTGATATGGCACACACTTTGGGTAAACCTAAAGAATTGTATATCGAAGGCGATATGCTTGTTGCAGTTACTGACTTAATAGAAACTGAATGTGGCGAAGATGCTATCAAGTTATATGAAGCTGGTTTAATTAATCAACACTCTATCGGTTTTAGTACGTTAAAGTCGGATGTAAACCAAAAGACTGGTGTGCGTACAATTACAGAGTTAAAACTATATGAAGGTTCAGCGGTTCTTTGGGGTGCTAATCCAGAAACACCAACATTGGGTTTTAAGGGTGAGTTCAAAGAAACTAAAGAAAACTTATCAATAAGATTAGAAAACTTAATCAAGGCATTTAGAGGTGGTACATTCACAGATGACACCTTTGCTTTGATGGAGATTCAAATAAAACAAATACAAGCTGAATTATTAAGTTTGGAAATTACTGAAACAATCACTCAATCCGAGCCATCAATTGAGCCGACACCAGAAGTTGAAGAAAAGAATAATGAAGAAGTATTAAAGGCAATTAAGCAATTTAACAATCTATTTAAAAAGTAAAAATGGAAAATTTAATCAACGAAATGGCTGAGAACCTAAAAGGTTTTCAAGCTAATGCAGAAGCCCAAATTAAAGAGGTGTCTGCACAAGTAACTGTTGTAAAAGACGAGTTACAAAAACAAATTGACGGACAATTAGCTGCACAAAAGAAAGCTGCTAAAAGAGAAGTTAAATTTATGGATGAAGTTATTATGGAGAAATTAGATGGTAACTTTGAAGCAATGGAAAAGTCTTTAAAGAATAGCGGAAAATTCCGTTTAGACTTATCTGATGTTAAGACAATGACTTTAAGTGGTAACTTAACTGGTGATTCTCAAGCAACTTATGCTCCGAACCCAGCTATCCAACCTTCTCAAAGTTTAAACTTTAGAGATTTAATCCCTACTGTTAGAAGTGAGACTGGATTGTATGTTTACTATCGTGAGAACGCTGGTTTAACTAACAACATCGCTGCTCAAACTGAAGGTTCTGATAAAGGTGAGAACAACTACTCTTTGACTGAAGTTAAAGTTGTAAATGACTACCTTGCTGGTTTCTCTACTTTCTCTAAGCAAATGTTGAAGTCTTTACCTTTCTTGACTCAAACATTACCAAGAATGTTACAAAGAGATTTCTTCAAGGCTGAGAATGCTGCGTTTTTCTCTACTGTATCTGCTGCTGCAACAGGTTCAACTACAACTGCTGAAACTAACGATTTGTTACAATTAGTAGATTATATCGGTAACCAAAAGGCTGCAAACTTTGTACCTTCTTACGCTTTAGTTTCTCAACAACAAATGGGAAAATTATTGAAAGCAACTATTGCTGCTGGTTATTATGCTGGTGCTGGTAGTGTTATTGTAAACCCTAACGGCGGTATGACAATCTGGGGAGTTCCTGTAATTTCTGCATCTTGGGTAACTAATGACAAAGTATTAATCTTTGATTCAAGCTACTTAGAGAGAGTTGAAGTTGAAGGTTTAGCTATTGAGTTCTCTTATGAGAATGGAGATAACTTCCAGAAGAACTTGGTAACTGCTCGTATTGAGTGTTACGAAGACATCAACTTAATGTTGACTACTTCTGCTATCTATGCTTCAATTAACGCATAGTTCTAAGGTTTAGTAAATAAATGACCCCTACCAATTCGGTGGGGGTTTTTTATTGGAATAAATTAAGTAATTTTGTAAAAAAAGGATATGTCTTATTCTAATTATATTAATGACTTTAGTGCCGTTCCTATCGCACCAATTACAGAACCAGTTACTTTAGCAGAGGCAAAATTGTATTGCCGTGTTACAACAAGTGCTGAAGATACCTTGATTACATTAATGATTACACAAGCAAGAGAAGCTATTGAAGTGGCAACAGGATTGAGTTTGATACCAAAGGACATTACTACATATTTTTATAATATCAGTGGCAATTTTGATATTCCATTCGGACCAGTTGACATTGATACATTTGAGTTGTTTGATATGGAGCAAGATGGATTGGAAATTACAACACCTAACTTACAATTGATAGGCAATGAGTTCCCTAAATTAGTTTCACCAAGATATGCTAACTTAAAGGCTACTTATGAGGCTGGTTACACAACTATCCCAAAAGACCTTAAATTAGCCATATTAGACCAAATCTCTTATGACTACGAGAATAGAGGATTAGATGGTGATTCTGGTATTTGTGAGAAGTCTTGGAAAGCGTGTCAAAGATGGACAAGAATATCCCCAATTTTATAGTATGAAGTTAGGAAAAGCGAAAGCAAATTACGTTGATGCCAACACGATGACTCGTGAAGTCTTAATCTATGCTCCAACAAGAACAAGTGATGGTCAAGGTGGGTTCACTACTACATTTGCCCTACAAAGCACAGTTTGGGGTGATTTAAGACCAGATAATCAAGTTCGTGAGATAGGAGAGTCAGAATTACAATTCGACCAAAGAAATAGGCTTTATATTCGTTTTGGGGTTAACATAAACGATTCCTACGAGGTTGATGTTGAAGGTTCAAGATATACGATACATTCCATTAAGAACGTTGAGAACCAAAATAGGTTTTTGGAGTTAATAATTTACAAGTAATGGCTGGGTTTACTTTTGACATAGGTAATTTATCGGATGTATTGAAAGCAATAGATGCCTTAGATACTAAAGTTCAAGAAGGAATTAAAGATGAAATAAGCGCATCCGCATTAAAAATACAAAGTAGTGCAAAAAGATTAGCTCCAGTAAACTTTGGTCAATTAAGAAATAGTATTTACTTAAGAGAACAAAAAGTTGATAAAGGTTATGTTTTTACTGTTGGCTCTAATGCTTCTTATGCTCCTTATGTTGAGTTTGGAACAGGTGGTAAAGTAAGTATTCCAAAAGGATTTGAAGAATTGGCAAATGGATTTAAAGGGAAAAAGGCTGGTACATTTAAAGATATGGTTGAGGCTTTGACATTATGGGTAAGAAGAAAGGGAATAGGTGGAGGTAATGATAAATCAATAGCTTATGCAATCGCTATTAGTATATTAAGAAAGGGAATAAGACCTCAACCATTTTTAATACCAGCGTTTGAGGCTGAAAAACCAAATTTGATAATGAATATATTAAACGTAATAAAGAATGTTAAATCCTAATATTGAGATTAAAAAGTGGTTTTATACTAACTTGACAAGCGCAAGTGGATTGGTTGTTTACGATGGATTTGCTCCAGAGGGTGCTGGTGATGAGTATATTGTTATGACTGGCAGAACGGCAAGTCAAGAACAAGGCAAAGCTGGATATACAAATAGTATTTCAATCACAGTTGATATTATTACAAAAAATGCTAACTTTGGATATAAACGTGCTGAAACAATAAGCGATTTAGTGTTGAATGATATAAACTCGGATTCAGTTATAACCCTATCAAATGGGTTTACTGCTTCAAGTTTAAGTGTAGAAAGCATTAGAAACTTAGATGGCTTAAACCCTTTAGATAACGTTTTTAGAGTATTAATAACATATAACATAACCATAACTCAAAATTAAAATTAAATAAAATGGCAGAAACAAAAGTAAGCGGTAGAGATTATATCCTCTTAGCTGACATTAACAATGATGGAACATTCAAGCCTGTTGCTTGTTTGACTTCTAACTCTTTGACATCAACTTTAGGAACAATTGATGCAACTTCTAAGTGTGGAGACCAATACACTCCAAATCAATCTTTTAACCAATCTTTCGAGTGTGAAGGTTTTGCAATTGATGAAACAGGTACTCCTTCTAAGGATAGTTACCAACAATTGTATACTGTTCACGCTGCTCAAACTTTGTTTGCAATTAAGATGGGTAAAGCTGCTCCAACTGCTGGTGATATCACTTATGGTGGTGCTGGTCAATTAGTATTCATTAGCAATTTTAATGTTAATGCTGCTGATAAGGATGATGTTAAATTTACTGCAACTTTCGTAGTAAGTGTACCTCCTATTACACAAACTGAAACTGTATAATAAATAAAAAACTATGTTCGAATTAAAGACTAACAACAACACAATCCACCTAAAGTGGGGTACTTGGGCAATGCGTGAGTTTACTAAACAAAACAATATCGGTATTGATGAGTACTTTAAAGTTCTTTCAACGGCTCAAACAAGTTTGGACATTATAGTTCAACTTGTTTATATTGGTTACAAATCTGCTTGTGTAAGTAAAAAAGAAGCAGTTGAGTACACAATTGATGATGCTTGTGAATGGATTGATGAAGTGGGTTCTATTTTTAGCGAAGAAGGTCAAATAATTGACTATTTAAA